CTTTACCCGATAAAAATGTTGTCATTACTTGAGTCAATCCTTTTGCCCCCATTTCACTAACAGCATTAATTCTAAAATTAGATTCGGTTTCTATTAATGCCGCTAATAAATCAAATTCCAAATCATAATCATACGAAACCTCCCAAATAGCATCTCCAATTTCAAATGCCTGCTTTTCTGATAAATTGGAATTCCGTATCCTTGCATATTCTGCTACTCTTAATATCTGTTCTGGTACGTTTTCGGCATTGACAAAATAACAAGGACGCTCAAAAGTCTTAAAACCAAAATCAGCATCACTTACTTCTGCACAATCATATGAAAAACAAAACAGAAATATACTAATAGCAATGCATAGCCTTTTCAGGATATACATAAATTAATCAGTACCCGGGAATATTATCATTCATAACAAATTTAAAAGGCTCAGAATCTTCTACAGGATCTGTTTTGGCTTCTTCTGTTTTTTCTTGAAGATCTTGAAAAGCACCAAGGACTACTTCGGTTACTTCCCAATGACCCTTTTTGTTTTTCTTTCCTTCCAACTCCCCGGATCTGAGAAGTTTTCCAACAGCGGTTTTTGAAATGTTTAAAAGCTTCGCTGCCTCTGTTGCTGTAAATACCGATTCCATTTTAATCCTCCTTTTAGAAATACAAATTATTAAAATAAACAGGTTAAAATCAAACGCATTTTTACAAAATTTCTAAATTGCCCCCTATATTTTTCATCTATTATTTTTCTCTTTCTTTTTTCTAATAATTTTTACATCTCCAATTTTATAAACCCATTTTCTGTCTTTAGGTTTTAATTTCTTTTTTTTATTCATTTTATCAACTCCATCACATCTACTTCCCATCCATCGGGTCTGGTAAATGTTTCTATAAATCGCAATTTTGCTCCTTTTTGCAAAACCAACTCTTTTTCTGGAATTTTCAGCTTTTGGGGGTTCCATAATTTATTATCTTGTGCTGTTTTATCAAAAAAAGCTTTCGTGCCTTTTGAAACTTTTACTTCAAGAAGTCGCCCTCCTTTTGGCATAAAACTTGATGCATGATCTATATCCAATGATAACGAAGTAAAACCCTTATCTACAACCTCATCCCCAATTTTCAAAACTGGAAATTTATCACTCACTCCTCTGTAAGCTTTAATGTTTGATGTCAATTTACTTTTATCAATTGCAACAGATAATTTATTATTAAAATTATTAAATATTGAAGTCAATTCAGAATCTTTCACTCTTTTAATAACCTCTTTATTGCCTCGTAATAATCCATTCATATAAAAACTCAAATTATTACCTATATAATTATCTATTCCTACAAAATCATCTTTTGTAAGTTTAGAACTAAATTGAATATTATTCTTTCCAAAAGCACCCCATTTACTTTCTGGAATAGAAGTAAATACTTCTGGCTTAGGTTTTCTTGCTTCTTCTACGCTAACCCAGGTACATCTACACGATGGGTGAAGAGGCTGCATCCCTTGCGCTTCTTCTATCGTAAACTTACTTCCATTCAAATCATCGCATAACGGACACGCTCCTGCGGCAGTAACCCATTCCGCCCGTTTAACCCCGCCTTGCATATAACCTTCCAGAGTCCCTTCGCTTTGCGCCCTTGCGGTTTCTGTTGTCGCTATTAATTTAGCTCTTTTAGTGTGTAATTTTCTTGTATAGTAATCAACTTTTTTTGTAATTACAGAGGCGCTTGAGGCTGGCACTTTCGCCTGTAAAAATTTTTTATAAGAATCAACCGCTCCAACATCCCGTCCTGTCAAACCAATTAAGGGTTGAATATCTTTTGCTACTGTAGACATGGCATTACCTTCAGCAATACCATGACTAATCGCTTGTGCTATGCCTTCCTTTGTTTTGGCGGTTACATCAGCAACCATCTTTGCTGTAATACTATTTGCCAACCGAACCGCTTCCGTATTGACAACATCGAAACTACCTTGAATACCAGCTACTCTCCACGCTTCATCCCCCGACTCCCTTATTATGTCAAGAGACAAAGGTTTAATAATCATTTCGCCCTGCTTCTCAATAAAATCCCAATCCGTAAAATGAGTAACTATCTTTATAGGATCTGCCGCTTTAACAAATTTTTTATTCAGGTCTTTTACAATCTGTTTCTTTTGAAATGCAAACCACTCATTAACTTTCGCTTTATAAAGAACCTCCCATTTAGGAGCAAGAGCATCCAATCGTCGTTGAAGCAACTTACCCCTATCAAGTTTCTCTACGATTTTCCCAAGCAGTTTATCGCAGTGTTCTAAGAAATCATCTGTCATAACAGCATTCAATTATTTGTTCCTTGTTGTTTACCATTTTTACCATTTAAAACTATCTTATCAAGCTTTTTATCAAATTTGTCAAACACGGTTCTTACTTCTTGTGTATTTGCTTTTACCGTCTCTTCGACCCTTCGTATATCTCTGCTAAATACATTTCGACGTTCATCACAATGAGCTTCGTCTACGCATTCATCTAATTCTTCACTATGTTTATTGAGCCTTTTTTCATGTAAAATAATATCCTTGCGAGTACCAACTCTTCCCGCAACGTAATTTCCCACAGCAGATAGTGCTGCGGTAAGAACCACAAATACAAAACCCAATAAAGCAATTTCCCCTGAAGTCAGCCCGGCCATACCTTAACTCCTTATTTTTTAAAATCTCCATATTTTTCTTAGCAGCGGAATTTTCAATTTATTATCCCATCTCCAAATCTCAAGTGCTCTTGCAATCTGGTAAAAGAATTCCCACCAAAGACATAAAGCAACTACCGTTAAAGGATAAACCAAAAGAGGAACGCCCAGAAGATATAAAATTATAAAAATTGGAATGGCATGGGATAAAAATTTTAAAATATGCCAAAGTTCTAATACTTTTCTACCGCCACCGCCATGCGCAATAGCATCTTCAAAAGCATTAAAAACATAAGAAATTAAAACAAGTATAATTATTATCTTCTGGGCGTTCATTTTGACTCCTACAAATTCTTCATAAGATTATGCGCGGCTTGCGACATACCAAAAGCAATGGTAGTAAACTCCGCCACATTGATCCACGATAGATCTGCTCCGGCAATCATAGCACCAATCGTTCCGACCACCCCGGAAATAACCAAAGCAATAACAAATCGTAATTGTTTGGATTCAACTAAATTCTTAACCTGCCCAATTATTATCGGCATAAATACACCAACAACTGCGGCAACGGCTTCAGGTAATGGAATAGGGTTCACCATACTCCTCCTTTTTTATACAACTAATTTTTTCTCATTCAATATTCTATCTGTTATTTTAGAAGACTGACGAGAACCAAACCACCATAATATTACAGATGTCGAAACGTACAAAAGCACAAGAACAATCCTGTCAAGATACTCAGCGATCATTTCAGGATTAGTCTCTTTTACTACTCCTATCTCCTTCATAAAATTAAAATACATTATCGAAACAAGAATCACCAGATAGTATGTAATAACAGGTCTTAGCGTTCCTCTTACAAAATCAACAAACACCATCGCACCTGCATAAATAAAACCTCCTTTTGTTCTTGTAAAATCAAGACCTGTTGAATATGAAGATTTATCCGATTTAAGAGAAGTATCAAAAACTTCACTTGCTACAATTTCTTTTGCCGCATCGGCTTGCGTACCCGCAATTTTTGCTTTGCCCTCCACCTCTAACTTAACAACATCCATTGCAAGCTTTTCAAGAACTTCCTCATGCTTAAATTTATCTCTTTCATGGGAATATAAAAGCTTTGATTTCTTCAGATCAAAATAACCTGAAACGGCCGAACCCAAAATACCTGTGGCACCGCCAGAAAAAATAGCGCCAAGCGAACTCATAATATCCATTACATTCTCCTTGTTATCCCGGCGATACAACACGATACACCGGGCATTTTCCTACTTTCTATGCTTTAGTAGATGTTTGATACCTTTAACCTTGTTTTTTAAGTAATAACCCTTTTTCGGCATATACCTCGCTTCGGCATAATTTATTCTATCTACAATTCGAAGAACAAAAGGTTGACGATTTTGATAAGCAACAAACCTAACTACTATTGGACGTGAAACCAATACCGACCTTTGCCCATAAAGCATTCCTATTTTTCTGCCAAACATTAAACAACCATCTGTATCTGACAGTAAATCTAATTCAACATCCCCGGCAAGATTCCCCGGATGAATAAGAATCCATTTCCTATTGACTACATCTTTAATCCAATACGTCCAACCAAACCTCGGAGAAAATCTCATCACAACTTCATAATCCCCACAATGAATACAAGACACATTTGGCCTATTATTCTTCCAGGGCGGTTCGGCCACATAACAATACCGTTCTTTTTCCCCTTCCACATATAGCTCGCTAAACGTTCCCCACTTACTATATTCGTTTCTAAACATTATCACGTTCAATTACTCATCCTCTATTTCGTTTTCTTTAATCACAGTTCGTAATTTTGCAATCTCGTCTATCAGTTTCATATCTTCTTCATCCTGTTTTTTAACCCCGGCTTCCCCTACTTCAATTAAACTATTACTTATAAAATATTTGTCACCCTCAGCATACCCCTCAAGACCGTACACCTCATGACGTACCTGATTTGGTGTTTTTACTCCATGCTCTATTTCTTTAATCGCCCGTTCTATTTCACCCGTCAAATCCCGTGTATCAAGATTGTTATATTGAAACTCATAACTTGAACCGTTAAGTCCTTGCTCAATAATCAAATAATTAATAATATTCTCAAGCTTTTCTTGCAACGGCTCAATAACAGAGTTTTTATATATCTCTGTTGCTTCCCTAATATTTGTTCCGCCCAATCTACCAACCATACTTTTCCCTATCCTATACGCCGGCATGGAATAAACCATTAAAATAGAATCTTCCAAAGATATTTCGTATTTTACAAAAGACGCTTCCTTTTCAAACTTGGTAAGAGGTTCGAATTTTGCGGTGCCTTCGCGGGGTACTTCAAGCACGATTGTTTTATTTGCGCTTTCACTTCCTTTTATCTTTTCATCTAAAAATTGCGTAATAGCCTTTGCTGTACCCTCCTTCCAGTTACCTGTTAATATTACCGCCATCGCTGGTATAGTATAATTAGCAAAAAATGAAAGGTTAAAACTTCGTATCTCTCGTAAACAAACTGCCGCAAGCAGCGCCGGCATAATATTTGGAATACCATAATAGGTATTCTTTCCGTATTTTGTTTCAAACATAATAAGCTCGTTTGCTTGTTCTTCCTCAGAAAAGTCTCCTTCTAACCCTGTATCCTTTGAAATTTGCTTATCAAGTCCATACCGCTTAAACCAAACTTTTTTATTGCCGACTTTTTGACAGAATTTTTCTTTGCTTTTATGCACCCAAATAGTTGAAGCTTTAACAGCGTATATTTCCGCAACCTCTCCTTTTGCATTCCGTACAATCTCAAACGCCCCCCTGCCTATAACTCCCCAGTCCCGAAGCACCTGATTCGAAATGTCTCTAAGAGTTTTTCCATCCCCGGGGTTCTTTAACAGAGCTTCTATCTTTGCTTTCTCCGTCGGGTTTTCTGTTTTGCCTTCTTTTAATTTAAGTTTCCAACCTAATCCTGCCGTATCTATTCCTATCTGATCCACAGTTGCGGCAAATGGCTCGCTTGACTCGTATAATTCATAAAAGTAATTCGGATCATATGGATGAAGAGCAAGGCCATCCGTACTCGCCCACTTTCCAATCGTATCATCTTCAATTTGAGCCGACTCCTTTGTAATCCCACCTTTCATTTTTGTTATGGCTTGAGCAAACGGGGATTTGAATTCGGATTCAGAAAGAACTGCTGTTCCACCATAATACTCCTCTTTTGGCTCTTCTTTTTTTCTAAATAAATTCATCGTGGTTTCCTTTTAATATAATTTTAAAATATTTCAATACCGTTTTTCACAATGCATACCCTTATCACATACAAATATTTTTTCTTCCGGCGGTCTGTGTATAAATTGTGTTTTGCCTTCCTTTGTACACATTGGTACGCCTTCATACGTTGTAAAACGCTCTTCACCACAAAATTTACATATTCTCACACAATGAGTTGAAATACACCCAGGTGCTACTCGAAAAGGCTCACATTCCCCAACATCTTTATGTTCACAAGTATTTCGTAATTCTTCCACTTCGTTTTCATGTCGCGCCACCATTTGATGAATGTTCTCTTTTTTAAACAAAGAACTTCCTTTACGATGACTTTCTATTAAGAAACTCCGAAGTATATTGCACAACCCATCTATAGCATCCGCAGCGTTAAGCCCTTCTCCTAAAATACCAAGTGAAGTACATTCTGCTACCCAATGCCCGGAAGGCTTGTCTTTATATACTTGTATCATCTAAAGCCTCTCTATACGGCTATTTAACACGTCACAACCCCTTGACCGCTACCAACCATCTCTTCGTCATAAGTATATCTTGCCATTCTCTCGCAATCCATCAAATGGTCTCTAAATTTTACAGGGGTATCGAACACATTACCATCTTTATCTTCTTTATATTTATAAGTTTGTTTCTCTTTTATAAGATTTGTACTTGTATTTAAAAGCTTCGCTCTGGCTGATTTCACCACATCAATACCTTTAGTTACTGAATCGTGACCTTTCTTTGCCGGCCAACAATTATAACCTTCATCGGCAATCTCTTGAATCCTTGCAGGCTCTCCGGAATCTGCAAACATAAAACGTTCTCTATCAAGACCCAACTCATCCATTTCCTGTATCAACTTTCTATTAGTAAGTTTTGTTTTATACAGTAGTTCTCTTTCGTATGGAACCATGTCTTTAAATCCAATTTCCAATATTGCAGATGGGGCGTTATACCCAAAGTCAACTCCGTATATAATCTCATCGAAACTATCCGGCCATTCACTTTCAGGAATAATATCATAATTGGTATAAATAATATTTTCAAGAACACCCCACTCTCCCAACGTATAAATTCTATAATACATTGCATCTTTTTCTTCTAAATCAATCAAGTCATTTACTACATTTTCATCTAAAAAAGGATTGTCTTTGTATGTAGAATGAAGTACGGCGGTATTCATTCCATTAAAATCTTCCACAAATTCTTTGTGAAGCCAATGCATTCTTGATACAGGATTAAAAGATAAAAACATCTGGTTTACTGTATCCGTATGCCGCCGCAAACTTAATTTCATATGTGTAAAATCTTTATAAGCATCTTCCGACGGCTCTTCTGTCCATATATAATTTGATTCGTAAGAACGAATTTTTTTAGGCTCATCCAAACCCTTAAATAACATTTCGTTTTCCCTGTTGTATATAACCAGGTCACTTTTATTTTCTTCATATGGTAAATTATATTCCTGTAACAAATCTTTTATTAATTTATACGCCGATATTTTGAGGGATGGTAAAGTTTTACGAGTAACCAAAAAACGTTTATCTTTTTCAGTATAGAATTTTTGAATAAGATGCTGCGCCACCCCATGACTCTTTCCTCCTCCGGAGCCGCCATACAACACCATAAAACGTTTTTGTTGATCTCTAAAAAAATCAGAGAATTTTGTTATTCGTCGTGCCCTCACAACTGCCATATTTAATATCTCCCTAACGTTTTGTCTTTACATAAATCAACTTTTGCTTCTTCGACCGTTGTTGTTCCTCCTTCATACGAAAGCCCAACCCGCTTCCACTCACCATTCAGATATTCATACACAGAATCGCCGTACACCTTTCGCAAGCCTTCTGGAACGGGTGGTGGTTTTTGCATATACAGGTCTTTAAACTTCTTCTCGTTCTGAAACGGTTCTGACTTCCGAAACATGTTCTTAAGTTTAGCTTTCGCCTTTAACTGCTCCTTATCCGGAAACTCCGATATGAATGCCAATATTTCATTTTTTGGATTAGGCATTTTTCACACCCCCATTTTTACGCGCACATTAATTCATCACGATTAAGACGTTTTTGTAATAATCTCAGCCCTTCTGTTTTCATTTGACATACCCGACTTTCAGACACATTTAAAATTTTTCCTATCTCTATTAATGACATACCACTATAATAATAATTCATAATTACAAATCTATAACGCTTCGATAAACTTTCAACAGCCTTAAGCAGCGTATTTGTTTTCTCGTTCTTTACCATAACAGTTAATACATCATCTTCATTATTAGGTATACAATTACACAACGCTTCAGGATCGTCTTGGTTTCCTTGTATTATATTATTGGTTGGCATATATTTGTTTATCATCTCATTTTGTTCCGCTGCTGTCATAATAACTCTATACCTTTTTAAAATGCCTGCGCCTAACATGAAAGTTAGGGACTTTAAACTCGTTATTTTGCTCTTCCATTCCTATGACGATGTGTTTGTATTTCGCCATTAGTCAATATGCGCCGCTTTTTAGAATCGCTCTTTACCCAATCATCCCGATTCCCCTTGCTTACAAACGTCCGTATCAAACCAGACCCTTCTTGCTTACCATAATACCTCGTCATAATTCCATTCCCTATTAGTTAAGGTCTATATTTTTGTGTTTTTTAAAATTTCGAAATCCGTATTCTCACATTCTACTCCTTTTACACAAAACCCTTTTATATACTCTACCCCCACGTTTAACAAAGGATTAATTAATAAGCCCAATTTTTTAAAAATTAATTGCGTGGTGCCCTTACAAGATTCTCATTCGAAAATGTTGTAATTGGGTTCTTCATTTCTCTTACCTGCAAACAATGCGTACATGGTCTCATTATCATTCCTTCTTATCCTCTGTCATTTAACGTGCTACCACGAACACAGAGTCATACCATTTTATTATCATATCATTACCTATCACATACACGTAGTATCCTATACCGATTAGCATAGTGAGTATGCATAGTATTGTTATAATTATTTTAATTGTTTCTTTCATTACAGAATATCCTTTAGGTTCACAAGTTGTGTCTTATCGTCTATTACGGCAAGTGGGGGTCGTTTGTTTTTCGGGGTATGCTTCCACAATTCTTGCCAAGTCGTATCAACATACTTAAGACATTGCGGCAACCTTTCTTGGGGGACTGTTAAAACAAACACACCGTTCGGGTTTAGTTCTTGCAAGTCTGTATCTGTGGTTTTTATTCCAAGGGCTCCTACCAATGTCGCAATTGCTTCTCTTCGTATCATTTTGTTTCCTTTGTTATATCATGACAACCAAGATACCCATCCACAGAATCGGCAATAATAAACTCCCGCTCATTCCATCTATTATCGGTCTCAGCAACCTTCATTATACTCAGTTTGTCCGGTTCGTCTAATTTAGATGCATCCGTCATAATCGTTTCCTTATAGCCACTAAAGGTTTAAATACTTCTCTTCGTTTCTTTTTATTATGTCCACCCCAGCTTCTCTAAAAAACGATATTAGTCTGTAAGACTTCTCAATTGCTCTCCAAAATTCTATTGCAGCTTCATCTGGTTTAACACCGGCTCCAAGAATAACTTTGCCTTCGGGTGTTATACGGAATATCAATTCATCTTCTGATGATCGAACTACCATAATATCAACTCTGTTTGCTTTCACTTCATGCTTCCCAATAAACAATGCAACTACCGTACCCCATAATGTTGATAAGAATGCAGAACGTTTCATTTAATTACCCCATTTTCGTTGCAAAGATACACCGCAGAGCTTCCTTTAGTTTCTAACCCAATATTCCCGTACATACTCGTTTCTAAAAAAATGTGATTTGATAATTCATACTTGAACCATGATTTATATTCATTCTTTCCATTTTCATAAATAACATAATCATTTTCACTATTTATACTCCACGCTGCCTTAAACCCAATTCTAAACCAATCGTTTATATGCTCCTTCATCCATTTCTTTAAATCATCAGGCAATTCACTAACTTCGATCATAATCAATACTCCTTTTCTGAAAGGCAGTTCAGGTATTGTGTGCGGTTCGTATCAGCTATTTTTATTTTGAATAAATAAGAAGACCATTCCTGCCTTTCATTTCCTATATTATTACTACCCTTTCATAATACGCTCATGTTTTTTGGTTTTCTCGTTTAAACTGGCTCGCTCATACAGCATGGTTTTCTCCTCATTCTTGGCTCGCTCTTTTTTTTTGGTTTTCTCATCTATGTTGGCTCGCTCAAAGTTCATGGTTTTCTCGATATATTTGGCATACTTTCTATACTCATTATTTCCTTTCTTACCCACAGACACACGGATGTCATCAACTATTAATATAAATAACAACTTAACAATATAAGCTTTTCGTAATATAGATAGTCAAATTTCATACAATTCCTTTACTGTTATTACCCATTATATATTCAAACCACCATACTATATATAAAAAGCAAAGTTACACTCCGTAACTTTGCTATGATCCTTCTTCTGAATGCGTCTTATCAAATTCATATAATTGAAAAGCTTCTGTTTCCTTTTTACGACTCTCTTCTAATTCATCTTTAGTTGACACATCTTCAAATATAACCTTACGCTGCTCTATATCCGTTGCTTCGCCTTCTAACAATAGAAACAGCTTACTGATCCTTTCTAAATCCTGTATGTTATTACATTGTATTTTCTCTGACTCTATGTTCTGCTTAAACTTAGCAATCAAAGTAGCTACAAGCCCCTTTAAATCATCCTTACACCGCTTTAATTCTTTAACCAGTAACTTCGTTTCCTTCTTAAACCCCTTTGCATCCTGAGCTTTCGCATACTCTACCCACTTAAACTTCGATGACCATAACCCCATCGATTGAATCGACTTCTTGAAATGCTGCGCTACCAGTAATTGACTCCGCCCATTACCCAATGCATAATAATACTCACGGGCTTCTTTCTGTATAGACGATTCATGCTTACTCTTCTTGCTCTTTGACTTAATCCTTCGTTCCGATACCATACTACCTCCTTACCTATTATAAACATTGCTTCTACAACAGATTAATAACACCATTCATAATTTGCTTTGCCGTGTAAGCAATAAGCAAAAAATTTCCCATTTATTTCCTATAATGCACAAAATCCTCTTATTCATATTATAAGACATTACTTACAATTATCCTTTATTGGTATGTACATATAGCATACACACGGGTGGTTCATTAACATTA